GTTGTTTCACCAACTTGTGCGCCCCACTTGTCGGGCGTGGCTTCCATGCGGAAAAGAAGAGCGGGGAAAAGCGCGTCGTCAAACTCGCGTATGAGTGTGCCGTCCTGGATAATGGCGGCAAGAGCGGGTGAAAAACCCTGCAAAGAAACAGACATGTTGATGGTCCTTGGATGTGAAAAGAACGCAAGATTTCGATTTCACACCCGTTACCGTCGGCGACACGTCCACACTTCTTGCAGAAGGAAGACTGAACGTCTTTGCAAAAAAAAGCAAGAAGCCCATCAATCCATGCGGATCAACAGGCTTTGATTTGCGGATAGAGATGTCACTTATCCCACCTCTATATGTACAAGTTGCGTTCTACGAAACGCCGTGTTTCGCTCGTTTGTACGCCGCGAACTCTTCTTTTGTCATCTCCGAAACTGGCTTGTGTGATTCGTCGTTCGTTGTGGGCGCTGGCGGCGCTGCGTTTGGTGTTCTTGTCGAATCCTGAGATTGCACAACAACCGGTTTTGAAGAGATCCCGAACTTCATCTTTTCGCCGTCATCTTTCAGAGTCTCGGTCAGAAACTCGTCAATCGAAGCACCTGGCTCAAGTCGACCGATCCGAAACATGGCGTATTCGATATCACGCACGCCATGTTTTGCGCATAGTTCAACAACTGTTGCGCGATGTTCGGCGGCTTTCGCCTTTGCCTCTGCTTCTTCTGCGCGCTTCTTTGCTTCTTCGCTTTCAAGCTTCAGACGCTCTTGTTCCGTCATTTCGGCTTTGCGTCGCTCTTCGGCTTCGCGTTTCAATGCTTCAAGCTCATCAGCTTGTGCCTTCACTTCCTCCGGAGTCATGCCATAGGCGCGCTGGCCTTTGCGCTCGGCTTGCAACAACCGCTCATTGAAAGCTGACTTCGGAAGGCTGATCACTTCTGGTTCTGGCGTTGGCTCAGTTGGTGTTGGTGTTGGTGTTGGTTCTGGTTCGTTTGTTGGTTTGTTTTCTGACATTGTTCTCCGCCTTCCGGGCGTACGTGGTTTTGCGCACCATAACAAAACGGCCAGACTCTCACAGGAGAATCTGACCGTCTTGGGGCGTTTGTTTGTGGCTTAGAGTGCCATGGTCTCAAGCGTTTTGGATGCTGGCGAAACAGGTTCGGAGCCTTCACCTGGCAGCGCCACAAAGACCAGATCGGCCATGGTTACGGCATCTGCCGCATTGAACACAACCATGTCACCAGCGTCATTCAATGCCGCTTCTCCGGCAGCTGGCGCGGCTGTGCCGCGTGCAACAATCGTCTTTGACCCAATAACACCGCCAACGGTTGCAGTGACGGAAACAAGCGTGAGACCGCTTAGGCCATATGGGATGGCGCCGTTGTCAGCAACAACGCTCACTGTTGCGGTTCGTTCATCGCCGCCGTGCGCGTGGTACATGACCTCAACAAGCGGATCACCAGCGGCTGAGTTGAAGATGATGTTCCCGTCTGGTCCGATTGCCGCTTCGTTGGCGCCAGGGGCCGACTCTGCGAGCGCAATGGCCTTCACACCAACATCAGCACCAGAGTTCACTCGTGCGCGCACGAGATGGGCAGCTTTCGCGTTTGAAGGCAGAACAAGTACGTTTGACACGCATTGAGCGCGGTATACGCGGAGTGTTCCGGCAACAAGATCACCAAAGCGGATGATCTGCGCGGCAGCTGGCAACTTGCCTGGGTTTGCTTCGTTCAATACGATCTTTGCGTTTCGTTCTGTGAGCATGATTTTGGTTTCTTTCTTTCGGTTGATTTGAGGGTTTGTTTGTTTGTTATCGGCCGCCCACAACAGCCGAGAGCGCACCATTGCCACTCACTTGAAGCGATTTTGGAGCGTTTTCATTGCGGGGAAATTCGATCATCAGAAGCCCATTGAACTTGATCAGTTCTCCACTGCCAAGCGTTTCACCAACCGAAAATCCAAGTTGGGCCATTCCAGTACCGCCAACGATCTCGACTTTGCCACCCTTCCCGATCGTGACACTTTCGATCTCCAGCTGTCCAGTTGTGCCAACAACAGCGCGCGGTGTTGGCAGTCCAACAAGCGCAAGCGCTGAGTTGATACGTGCTGCGCAATCGACGGCTGTTTGATCTGTTGCCAGAAAGGTGACCGTGATTGTTGCGCCACCATCAATGGCAATTTGCAGCGTTTCACCACCGGCAAACAGCGTCGGAAACGTACCGCCCGCACCAAGCGCCTTTGCGCTTTTTCCGTCGATTCTAAGCACCATCTCGCTAGATGAGCGAAGGTGCAGAAACTCGATCCGCTCCAACGCTTCACCAACCGGAAGGTCAACAAACGCCGCACCAACGGCGCCAGACGTCAACACCTGCGAAGGTTGCGACGTCGCAAACACAGCGCCGTAGGTTTTGGCTCCACACTCGTCACCCAACGCGCGCACCGTCAAATCACCGCTACCACCACCACAACCACCAGAGCCGGAGCCACAAGACTCGCCACCAATCGAGATAGATCCGCTGATATCAACCTGAGACATTAGCGTTTGCCTTTCGGCATTGATTTCGGCTTGAGTTTGCCTTTTGATTTGCCCTTCTTTTTGATGAACGGCGGCTTGCTTTTGTTCTTCATGCCAGGAGCGTGCGCCCCTTTTGGCTTGCGATCAATCTTTTGGGAGATTCTCAAGGCCATCTGGCCGAGGCTCGATCCGAAGATTGATCTCATCTGGCGGAGTATCGATCAAGCTCTGCGCGATCTCGATCCACTTCCGACCCTTTTTGATGTCGCTTTCTTTCAGCGATACGGCAGCGCGCGCAAGAAACGAACTGGCCGTCTCAAGCGCTGCGATTACCGACTGTTTATGATGATTGTCCCGAGTCTTGATCTTCATTCCTGGCAGCGTACACGTGCGCGTCTGCTGCGTCCAAAAATGATTTGAGCCCAAAGCTACCTGCACACGTAAGGCAGCAAAACACGCCCCTCCCATAATACCCAGTGCGGAAGTCTCGCCGGTCTCCTAGCAATCGCTCGACAATGACCCTTCCACGATGTCGCACCTTCCTCTTTACCGTTGGGCGAGCGCACGTATATGTCAACGTGCGCCCGCATACAATGCAACAACCCGACTCAGGCATCGCCCCACTCGCGGTCCCTAGCAATGTGTCCCCACATCAACAGGATCCATGTTTCTGGGTCAAAAACCCATGTGTGCCATTTTCCACACTCAACGAATGAGAACGTGCACGCAAGGATACTCATCGAGCAACGACCAGTGGTCATTTGTTTGATCGCCGCATGATGATCACACCTTGCTTGCTGACATGAAGGATGGCCCAACCGGTGTTGATGTGGGTGTGTAACTTCGTGACGTAATCAACGCCACCTTCACCAACTTCGAGCAACATGTACTCGTAACCATGTAGTTCGTTCTCCATCAGACGAATGACCCATGCTGAGAGGGTCATTCCGTCATCTTTTGCGCGCGCTGACGCGCTGTCGATGAACTCCGATGTTCCACCAGAAATGCACATTGTTTTTCTGGTTTGTTTGTTTGGTTTGTTTTTGCTCATTCGAAATCACCTTTTCCTATTGTATCCAAAAGTAGACCGTCCACAGCATGGACAACATTTAGAACCGCTGTTGAGTCACCTACGCACTCCGCGCGCAACACCATTTTTGCACGCTCACCATAATGCGCTGCGAGCCATGCTTTCGCATCGATGCCGCTTTCGTGTACGAATCGCGTGGCCCACTCGCTAGCAATGAATGCGGATTCCTGTTCACGTTTCAGCAGTCGATAGACGTAGCTGGCCACACCATCAGACTCATCATCCGACTCTGGCGCATCTACTACGACCGCACCGAACCCTCGATCGCCAAGATCGACGGGCCGGACGACCACGTGATCGCTCGTCGTGCCGTTTCTCCTAGTGATCGTGATCACATCCCATGGCGACATTATCACGCCGCGCTCGTCTGCGAATGCTGGGTCTACGCACAGCGCGATCCACTTCTCATCCGGCTCAAGGGATCGACCATTCGTTTCTGCACATTTCATTCGTGTCCATGTGGCACTCACATCAGCACGAGGCTTCAATGGCCACGGCAAATCCTTGCCGAACACCTTCCCGCCTGCGGCTTCATAGGCTGAAATAGCGACATTGCACCCAATATAGCTATCCCGTGTGAGCACGTCGTAGTCGTCTACCAGCGGCCATTCATCCCATTTGTATGCTCTTCTTTTTCCCATTTTCATCTTTCTTTCTGGTCCGTTTTTTGGACCGGTGCGACGATCGGGTCTGAGCCCGCTGCCCAAAGGCTCGTCGCATGGCATCGTTATTTGTGTCCGATTTCCGTGAGCCACACTAGGACAGCACGAATGATGTGCTCTTTTTGGAAATCGGCCACTGAACCGTATTCGCGTTGAGTTGCGCGAATACTGCGCGCAGCCGCTTCGTGGAGTTCTACGCCATCGAGATTCTCAATAGCGTAGTCGACACAGTGCTCAATGAATACCGATGGCATCATCGACAGACATCCCATGCAGCTTTATTGCCGTATCGAACCTGACTTCCCTCAACGATAAAAACGTCGCTGCCCGGCTCATCTTGACTCATGATATAGACATTTGCGTTCTCATCCACATTTTCCAGGATTTCGATCAGATCACGTACTTTCATTTTTGTCTTTCTTTCTGCCCCGTTGCGGGGCGTGGTAGGCGTTGCGCCTTACTGATGTCTAGACAGTAGCACGCGATACCATCGCGTCAATAATTTTATGATGATTTTATGTGATTTATACAAAACCGCGTATTCGTCATTTTTTTTATTGACAGGATGTGAGCACACATGCTAACGTCCAGACATCAGCAACGCCCCGCAACGGGGCAGAAAGAGCAAAATGGAAATCAGAGAATGGGTACAAAAGTATGCGGACGCTTGTGAGAACGATATCCGACGGCTTGTTTGGTTCGCCGAAGCGAACTTGGAGGGTCAGACGCGTCTGACGACGTACCATGAGCCGCAAGATTTTGTGCTGACAAGGCGTTTGATGTTCGTGCGCAACCGCGTACCACGAGACATCACGGACCTACCGCCTTATGGCTATGAGCCTCTGCTGATCTTCTACCTACAGAATCAGCGCCACCCAACCGGAGATTTCTCGCCAACGCTTTCGCAACGGGAAGTTCAGTCGATTGTCATGCTGTGTGTGCGACATGTCGACCAGTACGTGAAAGACGAAGTGTGGTGGGAAACGCTCGATGGTGACATTGTGCAGTCCCCCGACACAATGCCAGCATACCCAAGGTCGTAGTTATAGCGTGCCGCTGGATCGCATCTTTGAGATCCAGCGGCGCAAATCCGCGACCGTAGCGGGTGCACCAGCTGGCACGATGCCAGCGCTACGAATGGCGCTAGCAACGGCACGTGCTGGCCGCCTGCGCGATGTATTCGTCTCGCTCCAACGCTCCCGCCATGGAACAACCATTTCGCGGTCGTTAGGCCGCGCTGGTGGATGCATGTAGACGCGGCCAGCACCATCAGTGAATGGCTTATCAATGGCTCGAATCTGTCCATGAACAGCGATTGAATCTGGTGCTGTTTTGTTGTCCATCATCGCCAGTATTTTTCGTTTCATGTCCGGGAACTGTTTGCTCGACTCCACAATTGCTTGATGCGCTGATGCGTTCTGAGCATACGCCGTTTCAGTCCGGACTATCCGCGCTGCCCAGTAACGATAGCGCTTGAACAACCCCTCCGGGATATGCTCCAGACGTAGACGAATCACACCCGCTGGCGTTTCAAGTGCAGCCATTGAAACCGAGCCGCGTGGCCCGCGAATGCCAACAAGAGCGTCAATCATTTGCGTTTGAGTCGCACCGGTCAACATGCCCGTGCTCAGAACACGTTCCATTCGTCGGACCATTTGGCGACCGTATCGATCCATCGACGTTGCGTGCGATGTTAGAAGTGAAGATCGTACACCCGCCATCGCGCTTTCGAACACGCGCGCCTCGGATATGCGCAACGGCGCTGCTACGCCGGTGAACGCTTGCTCCAGTCCTGCGAGCACATCAGCTGCGCTATCCCATCCGAGCCGCATGGCGCGCGACGTGTAGACCGCATGGCCAGCACGCATTGACTCACGTAACCCGTCAATCACCAAATCCAACTGCGCGAGATACGCACGGCGCTGCGCTTCAGCGAACCGTTCAGATCCGGTCACACGACGAACCCCATTCAATCGACGTTCAAGCTCACGCTGCGCGCGCCTCAAAGCGCCTTCTAGACGTCGGAGGTCCGCACGTCCGGCCGAGTCTGAAAGCGTGATTGAACGTGTGACGCGCTCAACAGTAGACCGGAGAACTCGATCCGCAATCGCCTTCCGCTCAGCTTTCGTCACCATCGACGTCATCATCTTCTGTTACGCCGGGAGTCAAAGCCGAAAGCATGCGCGCCTCTGACAGAAGAGTCTCGTCAGCTTCACGTTTCAAAGCTTCAAGCTCAGCGTGCGGATCTTCGATTGAGAACAACGAAGCGATCGAATCAATCGCGGTTCTTCGTGTGATCACACTCTGACCGTTGATTGCCGATTGAGTTGTCTGAATGGCAGTCTGGCGATCCTTCCACGTAGGCGGGAAGTATGGTGGCCATTGGAGCGTGACGTGTTCGCGTTCACCTGGCGTTTGGTCATAGACTGTTGATGATGTGTCCCCTGATTCATCTGTGATTGATTCGACGTATGGCTCAAGAGAAACGTCCACTGTTCCGCGCTTTGCCAGCCTCAGAAGGCCCATAAGAACGCGGACAATCCCACGGTTACCGTACTGTTCACGCAGCACGTCACAACGCGCTGTCATAGGCGCGAACAGTAACCGCAGTGCTGCCGCCGACTGAGCGGCACCCGTGATCTTCTCTGGTGTTGGAAGTATGACCTGTGCGGAGTCGAGAATATCCTGTCGTAAAGAATCGAGCTTTGCCTCTGCCGCCCGGATCGAATCGCCACGGAGTTCGAGGTATTCGGCGCCGTTCTCCGACCATATCGCGTTCTCGCTGCCCTTGCGAATAGAACCATGATTGTTTGATGGGTTTGATTTGATAACGAGCGTGGGGTCAACATTTGCGATTGTTCCCTTGCTAGACGCGCTCTTGAGACGGTTTATGACGTCGATGTCATCGCATCTGTTCTCGTAATCAGACTCGCCATCATCGGCGTTTGAGCGTGCCGTGTTCTGTATCCAGACAACCGGACACTCACCAACACCATGCTTGATTACTGAGTCTGCCGGGTACTGCTTCCAACCTCGTGTGCGCGCGACCTTTTCAGGTATGCGGCCCCATGTCACTTCATGGGTGAAATCCCAATAACGGACATAGAAGAAAACTTCTTCTTTCGGTTTTCCCGTTTTTGGGTCGAAGACTTCCTCTGTGTATTCGTACGCTTTGAGCACGACACTTGGAATCTTTTCTGGGAAGTCATCCCACATAATCACACGACAGAACTTCGCCTGATGCACTTCAACGCGTGGTTTCCCATCCCGAAAACCGTAGCTTAGAGCCGCTGTTCCAGTGCTCCCGCCAATGGCCCGCGCCTCGACCATTCGTTGCCACAAGCTCGACTCATTGGCGAGCGCGGTTACAAATCGCGTGGCGTCTTCATCGCCGGTTACGCCAACTGTTGGCCGGTTCTGATCACCAAACAACATCGACGTCAAACGTGAAACGATGATACGGGCCAGCGGCATTGTTGTGGACGGACGGCGGTCCCGCAATGGCACATGCCAGCCAGCAACAATCGACGATTCATTGCCCCAGAGGTTGATTCTGCCATCCCAATCATATTGTTTGTGGCGGTCCTGGCGATCGTCATAGAACGCACCATGACGATCCATGTGCTCGAACCTTGGACCTTTGGCCAGATCGATCAGCGATGCGTTGCCAGGAATGAACAGGTCGAACGATCCTTCATTCGCCATCGAACGGCTCCCCGAACTTGATGTTGAACTCTGTATCTCGTTTGCGTCGATTGTCCGCGATCTTCTGTGTGCGGTCCTTGATGTCTCTGCGGATTTCATCAATCGACTCGCCCGCGCCAAGTCTCGCCTGAATCCAATCAACAAGGCTTGGGATCATCTCCACAATCGCTCGTTCAATGCTCATTGTCTGGCTCCTAGGTTGTGTTGTCGTCTGAATGTAGACACCAAACTCTTTACCGTGCCAGCAAGATCTTTTGCACTATTGAATGCCGAAACAAGTTGGGCAAAATCCGCATCTCCAGACTGATACGCTGCGCCAAGCTCCCTCAGTGTGGTTTGCGCGACTCGGACCGACTCGAATGATGCGAAGATCCGGTCGCATTCAATGCGGATTGATTGGATCTCAGAACGTGTTTCTTCGGCGTTCTCACCGGATTGAATGGCGATTCCCTCGGCAACGTCACAGCTGATCACAGCGAGTTCGTATCCAGGGTCAACAATGTCCGTTGTCACGTCCATCCCGCGTTGGATCGACGCGTTGACGTGTGCACGTTGCATGGCCGAACAGCCAATAAGAAACACAAGCCAAATGGCCGTGATGAGGTTTGTGGTGGTGATCATGGCGCCAGGCTATCACGCAGCGTCACACGATCCAGCATTCCAGATTCATTGACCGGAGAGCAGTCTTGGTAACCATCTCGCTGACTGGTTACCAAGTGCGTCGCTTGGTAGCGTTAGGCGCCGTTCTGACAGACGATCCAATCTTCCGCGAGCGCGTCTGCCTGACTGATTGTCCATGGCACAAAATCCCCGTTTGGGAGACGAAGCGCAAGAAACGGAAGCATCTTTGACTCATCACCAGCACGGTTGATCGCCGAATGATTCTCATCAAACAGAGAAACAAACATCACTTTTCCGTTCCAACCCAAACGTTGAACACGTTTTCCGTTCTGAAGTTCCATCAACGCAACGCCGAAATCAAATGTCATTTCCATGCATAGGACCATAGCATACAAGCGCGGCATCTCCCTTATGGCCACAATCATGATTGATTGTATGCGTCCGCATACCCATGAGCGGCGTGTTCTTTCGCCCGTTCCGGGTCAAACCGCAGAAGCGACCCGCCCAAAGAATGCAGCGGACGGACGATCCGCAACTTCACTTCATGCTTGCCAGGATCGCCAACGCCGGCCCGTATGAGCCGATTGTGTGCGCGCACGCTCTCAATGTCTGACACCTCATCAAGCACGATTTCTGCCGCCCGTGCCGCAACGTGGAGCGTGTGCCGAAGGTCACCAGCTGGACCAGGATTGCTTGGTGAGCAGATGACAACATCGATTTGATCCGCGCCCGCATCAATCGCTGCTCGTAATGGCGCGCTACGACGAATGCCACCATCAGCCCAGATCTGACCATCAAACTCAATCGGTTGAAATGCGCCAGGAACAGATGCCGAAGCCAACACCGCTTCGCGGATAAACTCACTGTCTTGATCGAAGATCTCAAACCGACCAGTCGTCAAACTCACAACACCAACACGTAACTCAATACCGCTTAGCCTCAGCGTGTTTGGTGAAACGTACACCTCGACAAGCTCACGCAATGGCGACGCATTCAACGCGCTTGGCTTCCACAATGACGACATGTACCCAAGCGACCATTTTCGCCAAACATACTCTGACTCAAGGCTCAGAAACAACTCGGCCACATCTGCCACGGCAACCGGTCCAAGTGTCTTTGGATACTGCGCCAGAAACGCCGCTATGAGCGCCCCAACCGAAACGCCGGTTACAACGTCATAGCGTGCGCCTTCATCGCGTATGAGGCGCGTCAGCGCCCCGACGTGGTACGCACCGCGCGCACCACCACCACTCAGGACAAGCGCCCTCATGCCGACAGTCCCCATATGTCGATCTCGCCCATGAAGTAATCACGAACCGTAACGCCTGGGGAAAGCAAGTTGTCCAAAAACGGCGCAGTCGAATCCGCCGCCAGTTTTGCGTGTATGTCTTGCGCGCTTGCTTCGATATATAGGCGGATCTCGGCCTCGTAATCGATCACGAACGCCTTACCAAGCGCCATCACATCTTCGATCGTTGAGTTCGGCATAGCCTGCGCTAGAATGCCAATCGTTGCGCCCTTGAGTTCCGTGACGATGTTTTTCCGTTGCCTGATGCCGGCTTCGATCGACTCATGTGGTGAGTAGTACTTGGTCGACCTTTTGGACACATGATGTAAACTGCCGTTTTCGCGATACCACTGGAGAACGCGAGTTCGAGACACGAAGTTTCCCGATTCAATCCCGTATTCCATTGACTCGCACACAACCGGGAGAACCGGAGATCCGTCGACAATGTCCGCGTAGTACTTCCGTTCGCGGATATTTCCCTTTTCAATGCGTGTCACTTTTTTGTGAAGACCACGATCAAGGCCGCGCACAAAGTCGAGCCCTAGCGGCGGCGATGAGTGCGACTTGTAGGCGTGAAACGCTTCGTCCTGCAAGTACCGGAAAACGCGAATGTGCTCCGGTCGTGGTTTTCGCCTGTAATCAACGATGGCTTCCGGCGTGTCCGACTCGAACACGCCAACGGTCTCGTTCGCCACTGCATATCGACAAAGAACGTCATCGACGACAAAAAGATCGACTTCCGCCGGTTGTAGAACGTCATATATTCGCGCGTATTTAGTCATTACAATCCCAACTTCAGAGTCGTTAGTCCATAGACGTTGCTCGTGACAACGTTCGTGGGAGCTACAACAGATCCGGGAAAAGTGCCAGGCGTAGGCTGGTAGTGTCCGGCCTCAAGCCTTGCGATTTCTTCGTTCAGGTTACCGCCACTCCTAAACGAAGGGATCGAAATATTCTGGCCAGATCCAGGCCCCGGCCACGTCGATACCGCATACCACTCATTGGTGTTGACGGGATAAGGTCCGCCAAATCCGCCCACGCTCGACCAGTTATTGGCACTCGGGACAACATGAACGCCAGATGCAACCGTGATGGTGAACGTTACGCCCGGCGGGATTGTTGGTTGTACAAGTGTGGATTTGTACAACGCCCATGCGTGCGCATTCCCGCCCGCTCCAAAGCGCAATGTTTGTTCGATAATCTTTCCGGGTTGAAGGATCCGCAGGTAGTGACCCATGGAATATGCCCATGTTGATGAGCCAGCAATCGCCGCCGATTGATTGATCATGTAGGCAGGAGCAATGATCGGATTGAGCCATGGGTATGTGGTGATTATCCACCCAGACGCTGCAACGAAATCCCAATATGCGACCTTCGCCCCAAGGTCATCATTGTCTTGAATAACAGCGAATGCCGGTAACAACTTGCCCGATGAAGGAACGCGTGGGAGTTCGGAGACCTCCCCAAAAACAGCCGGAATCAATCCGTGCATCACCTCTGCGCTTGTGTACTTACCGAGCCGGATCAAGTAGTCCAGAAAGAAGGAAACGGGCGCCCCGCTGATGCCGCCACCAGTTGCCAACATGAACGCGAGCGTTGATTCATCATCGCCCATGCGCCCGTCTGCGCTACGATTGAAGTCTTCAAGCGGCACCTTGTGGCAATCTTCGACATATCGCATAAGCGGGACGCCTGACCGCTTCAAGTTGGAAATGTCGTGCTCGCGGTCGTCCAAGAGCCACCCAGAACGATAGGTGTAGGTTCCTGCTTCAGATGTTGAAAGAACAATCCACTTTGCCATCAGAGACTCCCGTATGGCACAACCACACCACCTTGAGCCACATACCAGTCAGTATGCATTCCGAATCCTGGAATGAGATTCAATGAGCCAAATAACGGAACGTTCCCCTCGCGATCTATGAATCCAGAACCGAACGTGATTGTCGTTCCACCACCGTTTGTTGTTGTGAAGAACGAATGGCCGGTTGTTCCTTCTGTTGTGCTGATCACCTCAACAATTATGTTTGATTCTGCCGTTTCAAGAACCAAACTTTGTCCAAGACTCATATCCCAAATCACAGTTGGACCATCAGCCGGAGACTGAAAGGTATGCGCACCACCTGATGGTTGATCCATAAACCATCGTAGAACCGCCGGCGTGATGTCATCATCGCCAGGGTGCTTCTTCAAATACACATCGACAGCGACCTTTAGACTGGCTGAATGATTCACGAGAACGGTTTCCAGTTGCGTGATGATTGATGCGTCGAACTGAGTCAGGTCAACAACAGATCCGGGCTCCAAATAAATCAACCTTCCATCAGGTCTAACGGTGGTTGTGCCTTTGAGAATGATTTTCTTCATGCCGACACAATCCACCCAAACCAACACCCGCGTCAACGGTATTGGATATCAACCAGGCGACCGTCTGCTTCCTCCCTTGCAAGATGACTGCGTATTGACTCCCGAACGAACCACATCGCCATGAGATGGTCGCTGGTGTGATCTGTGGGCGTGTAGTCGAGCATTCCACGACTCAACATTCGCAACTCGGAGTCGTTCGCCTCGCCTTGTTCGTTTGCCGGGAATATCCACAACCCTGCTCTCATCTCAATCGCGATTGATTCAACGCCGTAGTTTTCATCGTGCTTGTTCCTGCCAGTGTGGAAAGCCTCAACCGGTATTCCCTGATCGATCGTGAACTGTGTGATGTATTTCTGCGCGGCGTTGGATTCCACAATCACACGCGAATCAAACCGCAGTTGTGTTCGGATGATCCGCTGCACAATCTCCGGACCTGTCCATCTGCCGGACTGAATGTCAATCACCTGGCGCTTATTGTCTGGCCGCAATGCTGCCGTGAAAATGACCGAAAGATCGTGTTCCTCGCGCTGCCCAATGCCAAGGTCAACACCGGTGAAGCACGGCAACGCACGGCCAGCGCGGCCAATCCGTGGCTTCCGGTCGAGCATGCGCTTGTTTCGACCAAGCCAAAACGCGTTCTGAATCCAATCCAACTGAAAGCGCGCGGTTTCCTCATTGCGAGATCGGCAACAGTATTTGCGCATAAACGCGTTGCTCAAGATCGTGTTCGCCAGCGAAATCAAACGCTCTACCGTGACAACTTCCGGCCACAATGCCTCCCACTCTTCTTGTGGATCGTCAGGATTCAGAACCGCAGACCAAACTTGCGAGCCCCACGTCTTGCGCTCGGACAACACATGCAACAAATCTTCGGAATGCCATGGTGTGCCAATGACTTCGACGCTCCCGCTACCGTCCGGGGGCAGTCGGGTAAACACCTTCACATCGAACCATTTGAGCACCTTTTTTCGTGCTTCCGGCGTGCGCGTGTTCTTCTCATCGAGCACATCGTCCATGATGATCTTGTCTAGACGCGCACCCTGAATCTTCGAAGAGTTCGCACCAAACGCTCGAACACTTGGATCTTTCGCAACTGTTTTGCGCTCAACCGTGATTTCACGACTTGACCACGAATCACGTGGATCGCTTGACGGTTTGAGATCCGGAAAGATCTCATGCAAACGCGAGTTCCCGATGATGTGTTGTCCGATTGATTGAACACGATCGATTGCTTGGTCTTCTGTCCCGCAAATCATCCCAATTCGGGTCGAAGGGTTCTTGCCTAATGTGTAGAGTGCACGACCAATGATCTGCTGTGTCTTACCATGACCAACTGGGGCCATTATGACGGCAAAACGGTTCCTGTCTAAAAAGTGTTGCCACTCCACATGATGATGACCATTGACCACCTGAGCGCCAGACACCTCATCAACAAGCACGTATTCAATAAAACACGTGACACCCGTTTCTAAATGCGCGAACCGGTCCGGCAACACGTCGCCGCGTGATTGCTTCCGATGGATGTACGCCAACAACCCAAACCCGCGCTCCATTTCCTCGCGGGAGACGCCAGGCTGTGGCCACCCCTCGCCCATCACGTCTTCAATCGTGGCGAGCGATCTTGCTCTTAGGTGCTTCTTTTTGCGCGCAACCACTCTTCTAGCTCACCAGCTGTCGGCCATCGCGATGTTTCAAAGTAGAATTCCATCTCTTCATCAGACCACTTTGATTCAGTTGTGGTCTTTGCCGCAACCAGCAAATGCGCAGTCTTCGGCATGTCGAGCGCGTCAAGCTCTCGGAGCTGTGACGTTGCGCCCAAAATGGCGCGCAGGTCTGGCTTGTGCTCGACCAATGGGATGCCGTTGTCATCAAGAATCAAACGCCCCGTCTTGTCTCGCATCTTCGTGTGAGCACGGTTTGATTGATTGATCACATCGTAAAGAATCTGGCGCGCCTGGTCCCGTCGATGCTGCCGAACTTCTGGCATTGAAGCGGTCACCTCGGCAATGTCTTCGGCCCATCGCTTTCGAACCGTCGTCATCCACTTCTTCACGGTGCGTGGCCGAACACCATATTTCTTACTCAGATGTTCGTGCACCTTCGCAGGCGAAACAAAGCGCACCATTGCGCGCTCTGTCTCGATCAAACGCAGTTCCAGTTCTGCCTTGCTTACAACCACTGTTCGCGAATCTTCTTGGCTAACTTCATCATCATCAATGGTGGCACACTCATGCCAACAACATATAGCGGTTTCTGGTCACAGAAATCATAGTCCATTGGAAATGATGAAAGAACACACAGCTGATCGCGCGTTAGTCCAACTGGTCGTTCGGGATGCTCTGGACTAGTGGATGACACCAGCGTGCACGAAGGAGTACACCATGATAGCCTGCGATGACTCCAAAAATCATTGTTTATGTTGGCGAACAACTCCCCGGACTTTGCCGCAACAGATCGACCCACTTCTGAAGGCGTCGTGATTGGACCCAGCGGGTCTATACATCCAGCAACACTGAAAGCCTCCCATACGCTCACCGGCTCACAGTCCCATCGGACACCAGCAAGATCGCTCAAACCAAGATCATTCCGCCTTGCCACGAAGAACAATCGTTGTCGTTTTTGCGGCAACCCCATTAGCGCGCCATCGAGAATGAACACTTGCGCCGTATACCCAAGAGCTTGAATGCCACTGACCACAAGCTTCATGTACCCTTTCGCGTTTCCTTTCATCATGCCAAGAACGTTTTCGGCAACAACAATCTTTGGCCTTAGATGGTCAACAAGTCTGATGAAGTCGAAGAACAGATCGTCAAGCACCTGTTCCGACTGTCCCTCCCTGAAATGTGATTTCTTGCCCCATTTCTTCTCGCGTGTGCCAGCGGTGGAAAAGGTCGAGCATGGTGGTGATCCGTCAAGGATATCCAAGTCCATCAGGTCATCTGGCAGATCGGGATGATCAATCAGATTTGAGATAGGCATCACAAACCCATATTTGGGGTCGTGGTTGATTCTATACACATTCGCCATCCTAGGATCAATATCGTTGAATCCAACAACATTGAACCCAGCACGTTTGTAACCCATTGTTGAGCCACCGCCGCACGCGAACGTTGAAAACACCGTAGGCGCATCATCAGATGGCTTTGGCAGGTCCGACAACAACCAATGATATTCAGAACTCAAAACCGCACCTTGGACATTCATAGTTTGTTTTCAGTTCGTTCACATTGACTTCACCCTGAACATCCTTCGACGCCGCCGCTTTTCTCGCTGAGTTAATGTCGCCCGGTGTGTCGCCCTTCCACTTTACGCTCGTCACACCTGTGACCTCCACATCTGATAGACATGTTGACGCCAGTAAATCGTCATCAGCAAGATCCGTTAACGCATCAGACAGCGCGGACATGTTCCACATGCTCTTCTCCGCTGATCGGTTGTCTGCAATCGCGAAACTTAGCGCGGCCTTGTCGTCTTCATCGATAACAACCGCAGCCATGTGCGTCCAACCAAGCTTCTTCGCTGCTTCTACCTGTCCATTCCCCGCGCGAACGATCATTCCATTCGCTTGAACAACAATCGGCTTTCGTTGACCGTGGCTTTGATAACTAATCGCTATTGCGTCGATCGAATCTTGATTGTGAAACCGAGTGTTCTTCTTGTCCAAAACAAGATCATCAATCGGCAAAAGAAGCGGCTCCAACTGTTCACAAACGTTGTGTTTCATCCTGCATTCTTACAACGCAGGATGAGCACCGGTCAATGATGATTGTTTTAGCGGATCTCGCGCATAACAATCTCAGAGCGGCACCCTTGGACCAATCGAAACACCAGTAACCCATGGTGAACATGCTTTCTGGTGAGCCGTATCCGCAAGCGTTTTCACCACTCCGAGCACCCGTGATAACCGGCAACAACACGCGTTCCAAACGGAACAAACAACCCATCATCATCGCTGATCTTGTATCCCATCGCCTGTTCCTGCGTCATCTCTTCAACGATCGGCTCATCCGTGCCGTAGATCTCCGCAAGCGCATTCGCCATTCTTTGATCGTAATCAATCCGCTTGCCGTAGTCGTTACAAAGCACATATGCCCAGTGCCCAAGCGCTTCAGCCTCGCTCATGGCCGAGATGAAGTGCACGGCGCCATCATCTACCGCAAAGAAACGCATCCTGCACTTTGGCGGTGGGCCTTCGTTATCAAGCGTGAGCCGCCAATGGGAACTGACATCAGACATGGCGGTTTTGACAATTGTGGTAGTCGTCACGATCTCATCCACATCACTTGATCCTGAAGCCAGTGCCTTGTTCGAAATCTCGATCAACTCGTCAAGATCGACATACAGCCAGCCATACAGCCCGCCTTTTGATGTCCGGCCACCATCTATCCAATCGCGCGGCTCGATGCGCAGACGCACCCGTTCTGTGCCGTTGCGGTCAACAAACGCGCTTCGCTCGCGCCAGCACTTGCGTTCAAGGGTCTTGATGGTCTCAACAATCGATTCAGTCATCATTCTTTTCTTCACTTTCCATCTCGAAATCAGACCCAAGCATTTCGGCAAGGTCTGACAAAATCTCTTCATTGTCCATCGGCGGCGCCAACATGCGCAAATCTCGATAGTTCCAAGGCAACGCGGCCCTCGATGCGTCCTGCATCTGCCACAAAAACTTGTGCTGACTTCGGATACATCCCTCTGTTGCGCAACGCCAGACACCATCGAAGTATATGAAATCCTTGAGGCATTTGAAGCACGCACCCGGTTCAACTTCAATCGATTGAAGTGACTGCCTCAAATCGTCGAAGTCATCTTTTTCTGTCATTGCTTTTATTCTACCTGCCAATCATCACCCAACATTGATTCGACCACTGAAACAAGGTTTCTGGCGTATTTGACATGAACGCATGGCTTGTCCGATTTGCAACGCTGGCACCCGCGCGGGTCATTCGGGTTGATGTAGTAATCAGGTTCATCATCAACTTGATCAAACAAGCATCGGCCACACCCACCACATGGCGGGTATTCGTTACATTGGTCTAGCAGATCGATTACGTCCATCACGCGGCCATTTTCGTCGCAATAAACGGCATGTGTTGTTTCGGGTATAGTCATTCGATCTCCCAATGGTCATTTAGTATCTGATTGAGTATTTCCGCATCTTCCTGAATCTCTGAATCGCTCGGCCATACCCACCCATACCCACCACATCGCTCGCAGTTGACGCCACAGAACGGCTCTGGACAATCGGCGGCGCCACGTGCTCGTGCGCGCTCTTCGCCCACACTCTCCACAAGGCATTGTGTGCAAATTGCAGAATGGGCCGAATGACCACAACCCAGCTTGGCCTTACCAGTCATGCATGCACACGACGACCACTCGACAATCCCATAACCGTTGCACTCCAAGCAGCCGGATGGTTTGATCGGGTCGTGACAACCTTCGTTTGCGCACTGATATGGGAACAATCGCTTTTGTTTTACTCCACAGAACGGACATGAGCGTGTTTCAGTCATGCCCATCTATCCCGATTGAGTTTTGCGAAAAACCCGTCGTTGGATTCGGATGATATCATTGCGACAAGATCATCTATGCCCCACGAAAGTTCACCACTTCGACTCAACCGCTGGCCCTTTCCGCTGACCCAGTTGTTGCGTTGAATCGTTTCTTGCCATGTGTACAAGGCGCCAAGCGGCGTTTGATGATGTGTGCGCGCGCAATGGCAACAAACAACCCACTTGTTGGAACTGCGCTCAATGATCACATTCGCTTCGCAATCTATACAGACCCAATCCGTCACCATTTGTCACTCCTGACTTCAGCAAAGAACTCGTATTCGAACCCTTCTCCAATATACAACCGTTCAAGCCCTTCAGCCGTAGCTTCAACCCTTCCCCAACTATCACACCAGTCATCGAACGGCGCCTGACCAACGTTCATTCGTATGTCGTCAAGAACGAGATGACCCAACATGACTTCGACGAGGAAACAGTCCTTGTCGCACCCGCAAACAAACGAACCTCTCATCACTGACCACCACGTGCGAACATGTGCGCCACATTTGCATCGCACCATCTCAAACGGCGTATCTGTTTCGCGTCTGCGCTGACCGATGCCACTTACTGGGGCAACCCAACGCTGTACGCGCTCTTGCCACTTCACAGCTGCGCGCATTGGTCTATTAGCTTGCGCAGAAGCGCAATCGCACTGACAAACCCACAACCCGTCGCACTTTCTAAGTGCGACATCTTCGCCGCATTCACTGCAATCTATGTCCATTTGTCGTGCTCAACACGATCAAAGAACGCCCCAAACTCGTGTCCAGTTCGCTCGAACGACGATTCAAAAGCGTTGACCGACTTCTCTACATCGCACCAATCAGAAATGAACTTTCGATGGTTACATGTTCGCCCGGACTTTTTTTGACTCATATCATGCCACCGCCGAGCCGCTCCAAACATCGTGAAGCCACCTCCGCTTGAACACTTGCACTCACATATAAAAAGCGCGGCTTCCGTCTTCATCTCAACCACTTGTTCGCAGTTCTGACAAAGGAGATCAGTCATCAAACAATCCAAGAAACTCACGAACAAGTTCGCGTTCAACGATGACAAGTCTGGACCATTTGATCATATATTTCACGCCGTCGACCACATACTCACCCAGGAACCAACCGTGTTCGGGCGCCCCGTACACCCTGCACCGCTTCCATTGTTTACCGTCCACAACGCCTGTGGGAACGCTGCAACTGTAGTCCAAAAGCGATTCAAACTGACTTTGCGTCAGGAATGAATCATTCATCGGACAGAACCTCAATGGCCTTTGTTATACGTCGCTGCTGCGACACATCCGCACACAGAGTGTGCGCCTCGGCCATGAAGCGAACACCGTCGCACCCAGTGTTGAACGTTGTGCTTTCCTCATCACGAAGAAACGACTCCAAATCATCAAGGCTTCTTCGCGCAGCGCGGATCAAGCTGATCGCCCTTGTGACTTCAAGGTTTGAATTCGCACTCCACAAAAGCAGTTTGATCTCTGATTTCTTCATTGATTTTCCGTTTCAGTCGGATCGATCCAACTTCTCTGCTGTTTTCTTTCATTCAACCATCTCTGATATTGGCCATAAGCGTTGCCGATTCGGTTCAGTTCTGTGATGTCTTCTTTGTTTGAACTCAGCAGCTTCACATACCGATCGAATATGATGTTGTCCGGATCGCTCACCTTCACCCCGAGCACAACAGACCACGATTGCGCGACCTCATTCCCCCAATGATCCCAACCATCACGGGCCGCTCGAGCAAAGAGTTCAATCCTAGGACCAGGTGAAGCCTGTTCAATCAACTCGTACGCCTCGACCGGTTTCTTGGAATGAATGCGCCGTGCGCCCTGCGATGTTGCAATCAGCGTCGAAAGGCTTTTGCGTGCTGTCCATGCGTCCCGCAAACGGGAGCCGCTTCCGCGAACCGCAAAAAGAAGATGCTCTGTTTGACCTCGAAAATATCGACCAATCCCAAAAGAAGGCTTTGCCCATGTGATCGTCGTTATGTACCGAAACCCCATGATCTCAACCAGCTTGAACGCATCACGCAAATGCGTGTTTGTGGCCCAGCAATACAGATGCGAATCATCTGCAGCGCGCCATGGTGCGCGCATCACAACACCCGCCATGTCAGCCGGCTTGATCAACGGATAGTGCTTATCCGCACCGCGTTTGATCTTCCCGCCACCCCGTTCGAGCCATGGGAAATCCACCAAGATGGTCCGATATACGCCCGGACCACACACGCCAAACTCGCGCTCTACGCGCTCTTTACCTGGCGGAAGTTTCTGCGACTCCCGTTTCGGCCGTGAGTTTTCGTCAACCGCTTCTTTTTCTTCTTCTTTCATGCTTCACTTCCTGTCCGTTATCCGGCATGAGCGACCGTGTAAGCCGCTCTTTTATGCTTTTGATAGTACCATCCCAGCCTGCCGTTGGATGGGTTGAAACCCACTCCTGGCCCGCTGCGCTGTACAACTCAATTGTTAGACATCGCTCATCTGAGCGGATTGAAATCGTCCATGCGTCGATGTCTTCACGTTTGTTTTTGATGTCGTTTGCTGCGATGACAATGCATCGCGTCAAATGCTCAAGTCTTGTCGTCATTCACGGACGATATCAGACCGGTTGACCATCCGGTCGCGACGCGCTGATTTTTTGCGCTTTCGCCCTCTTCGCGCCTGACGCGAGAACAGCGCCTCGCTGCACTTCGACTCGATTCCCGGCCACGTGATGGCCATTTCACACGCTGGACATGATCGCACTCCAACCGCGTACTCAGACACAGTACCACACACACAGCACTTGCTTCCGAGCGTGATCTTTTCGCCGCATGAATCGCATTTCCCATCACCAAGAAAGTGGGATTCATGCGCCACCTTGGCGCTGGCTCCGAAGTCCGCACACACGATCGATGCTCCGCCCGCATATGTCGACCGGCTCAGAACATCAACCATTAGTTCACATCTCCGTTTCCTGATTGCATGAAGACTTTCTTGTGCGTCACGCCAAGTTTTCCCATCTCCCGATCAAACACCTCCATGAAAGTTTGGAGCGGCTCGCCACCAACAATGGCGATCTCGACCATCCCATCTTCGTCAACTGGCACGATCACCCACCCATGAGTGTGCCAGACACGCGTAGCATGCTCCGCTGTACCGTCCTTGTGCGTGTGGTGCACGCTTTCCATCCGAACAAGCGCATCACCCATGCTGAGAGCAACCATAAACAAACGCACAACACCCGGCTGTGCCACGCCAATCATTCCAAGGATTGCCCGCGACCTTTCATCAAGCTTCATAATGCCCTCAATGCTTCGAAAATCCATTCCATCCATTCCTCAATCACCTTTCTGCTCATCCGAAAACGGACGGCCAAAATCTATCTGATAAACTGCGCGCAGCGCCACAACAGCTACATCGATCAGCTCGTCACGAATGCGTCTTTTGAACTTGCACTTGGCGAAGACCTCAGCCGTCACTTCTGCAACCTCTTCACGAAGAACCGACTCAAGCTCATGGAATGACGCGAACGGGCCGTGCTTTTCATTCGCTTGCTCAATGCGCATACCCGCTTCATCCAAACATGGCACAAGCGGACTGCTATATTCTCTTATCCATTCCGAAAACACACTTCCGGGTTTCCCCGTTACGATCTCCAACAGTTGATCAACTTGGTCTGTCTCAATGGCCGCTTGGATCAAGATGTCATCCGGTGGACCGATGTCCAGAAAGACCTCCAAAAAATCGGCCAAAACGCCCTTCTGATAATCCGTCGACTTCGCAATATGCTCCGCCAGGGTCAGAGCCTTGGCTTCCAGATCGCGCACACGTACAGACACTGCATGCCGCGAATGTTCCGCAGCCATGCAGCCGCACACAGGGCAAACCTCCGGACCCGCCAGAGCTGTTAGCTCCAGATTACACGCATTTTTGTTCATTCTTCACTCCCTGCCTATTCATAGGCCGCTCGAACGTTGACATGACATTTCGGTAACGCAACCCGAATTCTGCGATCCACGACCTCCAGAGCGTCGCGCGCGTCATAACGCCTCGGAACGATCAACGTCGCAGTCAGCACGTACCCGTCACGACGCATACGCACAGAGCGGCACACGTCGCACGAGTCGAACGCCAGAGCAGCAATGGTCGGAAACAGCCCCGACGGCATCAACGGCATCGCATCGCGGCTGTACGCAACGCCTGTTGGCTCCACAGCGTTGCGCGAAAAGACAGCAACGCCAACGCCAACAGCCAAACACAAAATCAGAACGATCATATACATGATCAAACCGATTTGATTGTGATGACCACAGGAACACCAATCTTCACATGTCGCATCAAGAACGTCACAGATTCGTCGTCGCCATTGCGCTCGTCCGATACATGGACGAGCACGCCATCACTCACCAACGAACGCACTCCAGCAACTGCCGTATACTCGATGGCATCGCCGAACATGTCGCGCATTATTGATGATGTCACATCCACATTGATGCTCCCGCCATCGTTTGAAACCAGTACGGTCAACGCATAGACACTCAACACCGCGCGTATGATGTCAGATACAACCATCATCCTACTCGCCAACAGTGATTGTTGTTGTTCCATCTTCATTCCTCATTGTCTGAATTGTGATGTCCCCAGTGATCAACATATCAAACGCCATAGTCGAGAACGTTAGTTCGCCATCGCTTCCTGCCGCCAAGGCTGCAATGATACCAAGAACAGCTCTATGTGACAGATCCACCTCATGATGAGACTTTGCGATCCGGTTGAGCAACTCGGTTTGTTTGCGCATCGCACGCTCAAGCCAGTTGATCTTCTTTCGTTGCTTCGCGAGTTTTACGCGTAGACGCTTCTCAGTGCTCATTGCATCTCATCCAGAAGTCGCAGAGCCAAAATCGCCTCGTCTGCCGCGTTGAGAATCTCGTCATCATCCCCATCAATGGCGACTTTTGCAAGCTTCCTCAATGCCGAGACAATGCCAACAGTTTGCGAGATACCAACAAAACGCATGCACAGAAGCGCTGCGCGCAGCGCCTTTGCTTCGCTGATGTTGTATGGGTTCGGGTTGCCTTCGTTATCTTCGGCATCTTCAATCTGAATCTCAAGGTATTGAAGCCGTCTTTCAAGTGTCCCGATGTGGGCAGTCATTTTTTTGATGTATTTCATTTATTCCTCGTCGTCTGGGTCTATGTATTCACTCGCCCCGATGATTGGCATAAGCTCGGGAGTAACGCCGCCAATATGTCTTCTCAGGGTAAAGGGTTCATCAAGCACCCATCCAGTTCCGCAATAATATGACTCCATGTTGTGCTCGCCCAATGAAGATGTGACGTCATCAACCATCTCAATTTCACCAGCAACAGCAGTGGCATGATCTGCCGAAGTTGCCTCCACACGAATCATCATAGTTATTGTCGCTGACCTCTTGACAACATACATCTTGACCTTCTCATCTTTTTCCATTTCTTCGCCTTTCATTGAGCATGTCTGCAATGCTCAAAATCTCTTTGTCCCCTGCCATTTCACGCTCACGCAACACGCCGAACAGCTCACCTATGCCTTGGTCCCTTGCGCGGTCCACGGCCATCATGATGGCTTCCAGGTCCGATTCAATGTGTGAATCCCATCGGTCTAGAAGGTCAGCAATCTGCGGTGTTGTGAGTTTGCCACCTTTGTTGTCTGTCAATGCGCGCACATAGGCCTTTCGTAGAATCTGCCAAACAGTTGATTCAATCGTCATTCGTTCTCCGTCTATAAAACCTCTGTCTCGACCCTGGCAGGCAATCCCACACCTCCAACGTTCTCGGGTTCGGATTCGCATCGAGCGTTGCCGAACCGTAAGCCCTGGCGCCGTAACAGTGGGGCGCTATGCGCCCGTCAAGCGTGTCCGCAACGACTGCAAGCATAGCGCGCCAAAGCCGCAGAAACCGGCGCCAGGAACCGCCACGCCAATGCACTGGTCTTCTTCCGGATCTGTCCAGCTCGAAGATCCACCGGTTTCGCACATTGAACTCAGGCTTCACCGCGAACGAATATGATCGGATAACACGTTCAACTGAGATTCCACGCCGCTCGGCAATGCTCATGTGAACCCATGCCATTGATACACACGTCGCAAGGTCGCGAACACCCGACTCGCCAACGCACGATCGGGCCTGCCATAAAACCGCACTCTCACGCGCACGCGGCTGCGCAAGTGTACCAGCCGGCAACAGCACAATCGCCACAATCAATGCGACTTTCATGGATTCGCCGGATTCTGGAGCATGACGCCACACTCATGGCACCACCAACCGCAATATGGGTTCGGATCAAACGATTGACGTGTATCGTCATTGCACGACCAACAGAAACGAACTTCATCCGCCCGCTTGTCGTCAATCGGTTCATCAAGATTCTCTGTCACTTTCCTACTCCATTCGTCATGAGCCAATAACCCATGCACCAAGCATCAAGGATTCCTTGACGGTTGGCTTTGGTCCTTTGTGCTGGACCACGCAACCACGTCTCACCCTCATCGCCGAGCATGTTGGAAACGTGCCTAACAGCCGCACGCTTGCCCCTGCCCTTACGTGGACCACCAACAGACGGCAACGCCCTTTGCCACATGGATGGGGCAACAATCACGATTCTGTTGATCTGCACAACTGCCATTGCGCTCCCGATGACGATCCCAGATGACATCGCAACACGAAGGGCTGATCGCGCACCCTTTCCGACAAACTGACCCTCAACAATGAGCGTGTGAATGTCTCCAACGAGCGCCACATCTTTACGCAATCTGGACACACCCACAACACCACCAGAAACCGAAAACGTCCAATCTGGAATCGAAAGATCGTGTTTCCTCGGATTGTTCCACGCGAGCAATGCGCCATTGTTTCCTGGATCTGCCGCCACAAGTCGACCACCCATGTACTCCGGCAGTCGTCCTAGGCGTTTGTCTGCATACACCAAAACAGTCATAGGTCCAGCTGCTCCATGAACGTCAGATCATCCGCAACAGGGGCCGATTCTGTCCGACGTACACGCTCGCCACGTCGAAGATCATCAGACAACAACGCTCGATCCATGGTCGCGGAATAGGACATCGATCGCACATCAGATAGTTCGGTCAGAACGCCGCCACACCAACCAAACTCTTCGCGCGCGAACTCCAAAAGTTCTGACGTTGATTCATCAATGCCAAGTCTGGCAAAAGTGCGCATGCTGTTCAAAACAATGCCCAAGGTTCCGGCGTTCCGCGCCTCACGACGTACAACGGCAGAACTCCACGCCGTGAACATGCCCAACTTGCGCGTCATCTCCGCGGTTCGCTTGCTGCGTTCCTTCGCGGCAAGTATTTCGTCATCATCGCCAATCATGACCGGTCGTTGTGGAAGTGAAAGCGGGCGAAACATTTCTTTGTTTCTTCGCACATACTCAGCCACAGCAAAATGCGCGTTATCGCGTTGAGATGAACCTGCGGATTTGTCCATGAGCACACCCACGATCTTTGTCCACATTCGCGCATGCGCCTGGTTGCTATTCTCCATTTGAAAGCTCTCTTTGTATTTTCTCGTAGCGCTCGAAATCATCATCAGCGAGCGCGCGGCTTGCTTCCGCTTCGAGTTTTCGACGGATTGACGTGCTTGTCGACGTTGTTGTTCCCGATGCTGCCTCAATGTCGGCTGCGTCGCCAGAACGCATCATGAAATCTTCGAGCTTGCTTCCTGTTCTGAAGATCAACGAAATGTCGTTGTACGTCGTGCCTTGGTCATTTGAGCCCATGTGATACGTCGAACTTGCACAGCCATCAATCGCCATTTTCATTTGTGCGAGCGTGTAACCCTCACGTGCGCGGGCACGAATCTTCACGCGTCGATCTGGTGTCAACTTTGCCGTTGGCCGGCCCATCGTCTCACGCCAATGGTTGAAAACCTCGCGCTCAATGCGAGTTATCTCCGTTCGTTTCCCGAGTGTCTTTGCCGGCGTTGCCGTTTGCACGTTGCCTAACAAATCGTCAATCACTCGCCGCAACTCAGCCGCAAGCGCCTTTTTCCCAAGGTCACCACGTGCAACTCCAAGGGTGATCTGTTGCAGATCAACCACGATTTCCATCCGCGTGCTTTTCTTCGAGCCAATAACCGCGCGCATCTCCAACTGTTTGTTTTCGCACATTCTTCACTTTCTGCCCAAGGAAGGGGCGTTGGTCCTGATCGCCGGAATCAAACCAGGCGTGCGCATCAGCATCAGGATGTCTCAATCACACTTCTTTGCGTGCTGCCCAGAACTGAGAATGTCATTCAATGCGTCTGCGCGCAACGTGCGCAAACGAGTTCGCCTCTGCACTCAGATCGCAATCCTGTGTGATCGCAGACAAAACAATCGGCTCAAAACGGGATCTCATCGTCGCCAAAGTCATCTGTCGGAAACCCGTCGTCATCATACGCCGGTTCGCTGCGATCGTCCCGAAAGTTCTCCGGTGCGTCCTGCGCAACAACGCTCGCGCGCGCGACCTCCCATGCCTTCATGACCTCAATCTCTTCGCGCGAGCATTCGTTGCGTCCAAGGAAGATGCTCAAATCGTGATTCACGAACACGCGATCGCCTTTTCGGGTTGTCTTCTTCGTAACCTTTGCCTTGAATGCTGCGTTGAGGAACGCCGCTTTCATAGACTGTTGATTGTCAAAATCAATCGACATATCCAACCGGTTCATTGACCGTAGAAAATGGTAAATGACGTTTGCGGTTCCAGCCTTCTCAACATTTGTTGGGATGATCGTGAACACGGTTCGACCCTTCATTGGCCCAGCGAGAACGGAGAGCCGCAGCTTTACGAAATTCCATTCTCGCCGGCGTTCAAGCCATGTTGCTCCGAGTACGTAGGTGCCGCTGGGGATTGGCTCGGACCTGTCGATCTGCTTCTTTGGTTTGTGGCTCTTTGGGTTCCAACTCATTGCTCGCTCCAGTCGTCATCTTCTGACTTTGTTTTCTGTTTCTGTTGTTTTGTTGTTTGTTTGATTGTCGCATTGATTCGGTTGACCCAGCTTGTGAAGTCAGCGACCTCAACATCAGCAAGCGGGCGAAACGGCTTCACCTTCATCCATGAAGGGCCATTGGTCACGATCGAATATTCGAGTTCCCGGTTCTCTTCGTTGTCCTTCTTTTTCTTCACTGTGCGGCGCAGAATGCCCGCCACGTTTGTGCATGCCATGGCAATATCACCCAGTGCACGCATAGGCAACGCTGGCCCAAGTGATCGCACAGTAAGACCCGCTTCGTTCTCCGCGGTGCGGTCATCCAACAGACATAGGAAAACCACATTCACCGGAACGTCGCGGAACGCTCGAAACAAGTTTGAGCAGCGTGTTCGAAGCGTTCCCCAATGTCGTTGTGTGAACGTTTCGAGCCCGTCTTTCCCGGTTTGCGACTCTGCGCTTGATGAGTTCAAAACGTCTTGCCGGACGATCTCGCAAGCATCTGTCAAGCTGTCCAGAACGACTGTCTCCGGCCATTCACATTCAAGCACGGTTTGCCCGTCGGAGACAAAACGGAATGGCTGATCTTTCGAGCCATGAAGCGCGCGCACCGCTGCCCGATAATCACCAACCGACTCCATGACAATCATGTTTGGAACAGGCACACCAAGTTCGGCGGCCCGCTTTCGGATTGTGACGATCCCTTGCTGCTCGGAAAGCAGGATCAAAGGTTTTGGAGCGGTAACACCAAACGACGTCTTGCCGCTCCCGCTCTGACCCGAGATCAACACCTTCAGATGCGACTCACTTCCGTTATCTGATTCAATCAACTTTGCCATTTCAATCTCACTTTCTGTCCGATTGGAGACATTTCTCATCGGACCTTGTTTGTACAACAACGCTGTGACCTACTCCGCGTCAGCGTCAAACACCATTTCCAACTGACCCACATTCTGAATCAATCCCATGAACCGGCTCTCTGCCGCCTTCTTGTTTTCGAGCGCTTCTTTGCGCGCTTCAATCGCCTCCGCCTTGCGCTCGCACAACGTCTGCCATGCCATCTCTACGGCGTGTAGTTTGACGCTTGCGGCCTGAGTATCGTCAACCATGCGACCCTCTTCGATCGTCTCACGAAACGCAGCATCAGCAGCAGCAATGCTGATCTTTGTCTCGCTCACCGCTTCCTTGTATGCAGCTTCAGCGGTGAGCGCCTCCATATATGTCGTCAGAAGGCGATTCAAGACTTCCTTGTGATCAAACCGATCGCCGAACATTGCTCGAAACTCTTCAAGCACATCTTCATCAGGAACAATCTCGTTTGACTGGTCGTCTGATTGTCCATTACTTGGAGTGGCCACAAGGGAGATGCCGCGCTTGTTTGGCGACAGTTCGAACCCAAGATCGTGCAATGCTGCCGGCATATAATGCTTCTTTCGATGTGTCACGATGTGACGTGGTGAATCCAATCCGAAATCGGCTCGGGTTTCGCGGATTGCTGCGCGCACACGCGGCACAGATGTACCCGTAGCCTCTACAAGCCACACAGTATCCACACCTGGATTTTCGGCCACGAGACGAACAACTGTCTCATTTAGTTCTGCTTTTTTCATTCTTTCATTCTTCTGTGTTCTATAATCTCAACGTCTAGAAAGCGTCGAATTCGTAGCCATGTATTGTTCGGTCCATCTGGTTCTCTGCATCATCGCAGGCATCATAAAATGACTCACCGCTTCCCACCCAACCCTGTACAAAACATTTCGCGTCAACGCTCTTGACTCGTGCCAGGTATTCTTTACTGGGTAGAAAAACGACGAACCTGCCGCAATCGTCTTGTTCAACGGATACAGGTTGGGATCATTGGGGGAATGAGGTCGCGCAATCGTGGTCTGTTGTGCTCGGGGTGAATGTGATTTGTGGTCATCCTGTCTTTTCCTTTCAGAAACCAAGTCTGCTGTCGACTTCTCCGTTTGATTCATCAACTGATTCGTTCTCTGCGTCGCGCTCTTCTTGTGTCGAGAACAACGCTTTGCGGAGATGTTCATCGGACCGATCAAGACACAGATCGGAATACTCGCACTTCATTGACCATGGCATAGCGCACGCTGACGGGGAGCGCTCAACCTCCAACGTACGGCGAGCGCGTCTCAACCTACGCACGGTTCGAACCATGTCCGTGCGCCACTCATTCATCACGTTATCCGACCGATAAACCTCGAACCTCGCAAAATATGAACCGGCATTATTTTCGAGCAACTCCAACCGCAGTTGCTGTTTCTCAAGAAGCGCTTCCCAACGCTGGCGCGCCTTTTCCGCTTTTGGACCATCCGAAAACTTGGTCAACCAATCTGGAACCTTCTGCGCACTCAGTGCGCGTTGATACATCTGCGGCGTTGTATCGATTGCCGCAACAGAGACGGTCCCATCGTTCAACACGCGTGGGACGCGTGGTTTGGCTGCGCGCGCAACGTTGTAGACAACCGGGCCAACGCGAACGTTGCGGGCGTCTTCTACACCATGCGGCCACAACGCCGCGCTGAGCCTTCCCGAGTCTAACATCGCGCGCAGCGCGTCAACGTAGGTCGAGATCTGCGGATCGAACGCAACACGACGCTCAACAGATTCGACGCGATTTGACGTTTGTTTATGCTCATTGATGAACAACACGTTTTCGGTTAGTGAGAACATGACAGCATCGATGAACCCATTCATCTTGATTCCTCGAATGCCACGGATCGCCAGGCTAAACTCAAGTTCTGAGGCAACCGGAACAAGCCGACCGAACTCAGCATCGAGAATATGTTGCATCGAGCGCCTTACCATTGCGCACACGAGATCGATTGATTCGTCATCATGCTCCGCGTTGTGCTCGCGTCCATATTCCACCACACGAGCGGCGCCAGCGGACACCACGCGGTCGATCGTTGCGCCTGGACGCATCCAATCCATATAGGCCGCGTTCATGCCTTCATGATAGAGCGTGCCGCGCCTGAGCGGGTCAGACGACAGACCGCGCGGGCGCAATCCGTCAAGGTACCTGAACGCCCACTTCTGCGAACACGTTGTGAACGTAGAAAGCTGCGAATGCGAAACGTGTTCATCCATTATATTGACCGGAAAGCAATTGACATATTCTTGATCGAGTCTGGATTGAGATTCGGTATTGAAGCGACCGAATCCGCTACGCTGAGCGAATACGGAATGTCGTTACTGCCGATTAGGACGACATGAAGCTTCGCCTCGATTCTTGCGATTTCATCCGACGTGGCTTTATCGATCGCGCCTTGTCCATCCGTCAGGAGTACAATATCAGCGCGTCGAAACACGCGTTCTTTCCTGATGATTTCCATTGCCTTCGCAATGGGTGGTCCGAATGCAGTGCCACCACCAGAGAAATACCCGATCATCTCTTCTAGTTTGGACAGTGATATTTTCGATTTGACCAAATCGACGCGCGCCACACGAGAATCGAAATGCACGAGCGCAAAACTGCGTCCCTCTTTCATGGCAACTTCTGCCATTGATATCGCAACAGCTTTCGCCCACTCATCACGTTCACCATCCATTGAGCCGCTTTCGTCCAGACAGAAAACAACCGGCCCCCTTCCTGCGTCATCCATACCGACCATGGAGCGCTGGAAGATCTGACGCTCGGCAATGCGGCGCATCAAATCAAGCTCCGCATCTGGGTCGGCCATCATTGCGACTTCGCTTGGGAGCATTCGGGCGATTTCTCCGCCTAGCTCAATGCCAACAACCTCGTCGCGCATCCACTCAACCTTGGTCTTTGTACGCATTGAGCGAACGATCGGGCGCATGCGCCCGATCAGACGCATGACTGACCGAAACTTCCGGTTTGTTCGCATCTCGTCGAGAATGTCACGCGATGGCGCTCTTGATATTGGTGTTCCGGGTTTATTTCCAGCGCTTGTTCCAATTGCCTTACGATTGGAATCAAGATTCTCGCCGGCTTTTCTTGCTTTGATTGCCGCGACCCCTCGGTTCTTTCGGATTGTCTCCGCTGCGCGCTTTTTGACAGCATCAGTCAGTTGACCGTCAATCGGATTGACTGATGAATTCCCTTTTTCCTCTTCTTCGATTGCCGCATCACACAGCGCACGGGCCGCAGCCTCTACGAACGATGCTGCAACCATTCCGCTGCGCATCGCGTCTCCAGCGCACTTCTCGCGCTGGCTTGCCCACTCATCATAGACGGACTTTGACGCGTCGTCGTTAGGCTCATGGTCAGTTGGCCACCATGCGTCTATTTGGTCCGCGTACTCGCCTCGCTCTTCGCCTTCCAGAACAACCATACCACCGTCGTACAGGTCGCCAAAAACCTCACGTGAGAATGCGAGCATCGCTTCGGCGCCAGCGCTAGGAACAGTCTCAAACGCCGCGTGTACAGCCTCACCAAATGACCCACCGTGACCAAACTCCGATGCGGCCAAAAATCTTGTCCATCTATCGGACACTCGTGTTTGATCGGCGTTCGTCTTCAGAAGTGTTTTCGCGTTCATCATCAGAAACTGAAATCTTCATCAGCCGTGGATGAAACAACCATTTCTTGGGCGCGTTTTAGAACACCCTGGAAATCTTTCCCGATCACACCGATCTTCTTCTTTCTGCGTCGACTCGCTGCGCCTTCGAATGCTTTGCGCACTTCCTTGTAGGTGCGTTTTGCGTCCCGAATAAACCCCGCAAGCCTTGGCACATCGCCGCCCGATTCAATCACTGCGAAACGGTCTGTCAATGCTCGAACTTGTTCGAAAAGATCGCCTTCTTCGCCAGAAGATCTCATATCCACAGCCTTGTGGACGTCATCGATCTGTTCCGGCTCTGACCAGAGCACGTCACGCAATACGCACAAATCTTCAGTTTCCGCAGCGTCAAAACCGGACAGCCACGCTTCGGCTTGCACAAGCTTGACCGCCTTTTTCCAACGGCGATCACTGATCGTGATGTCGTGATTCTGACTCAGGTGACTTGATATCTGCCACATCGCATCAACAACACCAGATACGTCGACTTCCGCGACCTCGGCCATCGCATCATTGAGCTTTGATTTGGGTATTGTCACGCGTGGTATTGCGTTTGACGACGAAACAACCGCCATGAAAGCCCCTCTTGATGTTCCGACGTTTTGCACATTGAACCGGATCAAGAATCGGTCAAAAAATGCTTCGAGCGATTCTTCGCTTGGCAACTCGTTGCTGGCGCCAATGATCGTGCGCAACGGGATGTCATGAACTTTCGTCCCGTCGTGCCATTTTCGCTCATTTGCCGCAGTCAGGAGCGCGTTTAGTATCGATGAGTTCGCCTTGAAGATCTCATCAAGGAAGGCAAATTCAGCTTCCGGAAGCTTGCCGGTCGGTACGCGTTCGTACCGACCGGCCTTCATCGACTTCAGCGAGACCGGACCGAAGATTTCTTCGGGTTGGCTGAATTTCGTGAGCAGCCAGTCAAAATGTGACGCGCCATCAAAATGGCTCACGAAGTGGCGCGTGATCGCGCTTTTTGCCGTCCCCGGAGGTCCGATGAGCAACACATGCTCGCCGGCGAGCGTCGCGAGCATCAAACCACGTGCAACATCCGCACGCCCAACAAACGGCATTGATGTCGACTCCACAACCGCGTTGATCTCGTCACGTAGAGTGGGCTTTTGAGGTTTGGGCTTGGACTTTTGAGGTTTGGGCTTGGACTTAGGAACCTCAATCTCATCAGACACGCTTTCACAAGCATCTTCAATAGGCAATTCAACATCAAAAAACTCGTTCTTGCTCAGTACCCTTTTCATTGCTCATTCTCCATTCCGAAATGCTCTTCACCACCACTCAAAACCGATTCCAGACCCGCCATGTCATACATAGCGCGTCGCGCATCGCTGATTTCAATCAGCAATGATTCGCGCATCTCACCCAACACTTCTGAAAAGCTGTTCACCCGATTTTCGAGCGCGATGAAATCCGCTTCACGACGATCGAGTATGTACGGCTTCAAAGTCGCATTCTCCGCGAGCGCACGTTCTGCAAACACGCGCACGCCATCAAGCACCTCTCCGCATGCATCGCTCAGGCTCACGCGAAGCTTGCTCGCTGCCTGCGCGCGGTTCGTTTTCGAACCGGCAATCTCGAAAACCGATATTTCCGTGCGCGGGCCGCCGTAGCTTTTGACCCATCCGGCGATCACGTTCATTGTGATTAGATCATCCGGGTGGATGAAATACACCCCGCCACGAC